TCTCCATGTGATGCAAGATTTCGTCTCCGCCAAGGTACAAGGCGACATGGTTGGGGACTTCGCTATCACCCGTCTGCATCAGAAGAACGTCACCGGCTTCCAGCCCCTCATCCTCGTCAAGCCTGCGAAAGCCTGCGGCCTTCCAGTTATCCCCCAGCGGGTTTTCGCCGAAGTGCCAGAAGTTCTTCCGGCGTGGCACGTTGATCAGGGTAATCCCTCGCTCGCGCTGGTACCAATCGAACACGATGGTCCAGCAGTCCATGACGCCCCAGACATGCTGGCGGCCCACCAGAGGTGCCTCGTAGCCTGACGGCTCGCAGCCGCCCCACTCCTCGGTCATTGGGTTCGTGATCACCCAAGGCAGGCCGGTGGCCTCGCAGGCGACTAGATCAGCCTCACTGGGAACCGGCGGAACGCCTACGTGGCTGTGGGCGATGGCGATGATCTCACCAGCGTCCTCGGCGGCGGCATACCCCACCGGATCGATTGTGAACATGAGGTTAGGCTGGTAGGCGATGTTCTCGCAGGGGAAGTACCGCTCCTTGCCAGACACAATGGCGATAACGCCGCAGCACTCATTCGGCTGCTCGCGCTTTGCATGATCGAGGATCGCGGCGCGGGTTTCGTCAGTGATCACTGCTTGACAAGTCCTACTGCAGGGAAGCCGCCGTACGGCAGCTCAGTGGTGGATCCGAACCGCGCTCGGCAGGACGACAGGCGCTTCCCGCAGACATCCAGCGCCAGACTGCCGACACTCGCGTCGTTTGTGTCGAAGTAGTTGGTTCCGGTGTAGCCGCACTCAGTGCCGCGATACTTCCATGGGCAGTAGTTCTGGACGATCTGGCGGCGCGGAAGGCGAACACCGGCAAGATCCAGCGCGGCGGCAAGTTCGAACTCAACGTACTCGTTATTCTCCTCCGACTTGCGGTCGATGAAGTAGATGTCGCGCGGGTACTCTGCGGTCGGATCCGCAGTCGGGTTGACGCCGCTGGGAAAGTTCACCCTGTCAAGGAACTTGGCGAGCGTACGGATCCGTGTGAACTTCACACCTGCAAGGTCGTCGTAGAGAAGCACGAGGGCACTCATGGTGCCCAGCACGTTCGAGACGCGGACCTTGGGGCGCGGCAGTGTGCCCTTTCCCGTCAGTTCGAAGCCAGAGGCCTCAATCGGGAAGGGGGAGTACGTCTGGCCCTGCCACACCACACCACCGAGCAGGCCGTTGGTGCCCGAGTGGAACCGATAGAGCGTGTCACCGAGCGCGGTTGCGTCGATCTCGAACAGCGTGATGATCGCGCTGGGCGCGAGCGTCTGCAGCTCCGAGCTGACGGCGGCCAGCCCGGTCGGGTATTCGCTCGCGCCAGCAAGGAGCAGCAGCAGGCTCATGCCTTAAGCAGCCGTGAACGACGAGGAGAGCTGGAACGCAGTCTGCAATGTTGCGCCGTTGACGTAGCGGACGCGGTACAGCGTGGCGGTTCCCGCGAGGCCGGTCATGGGGACCGACAGCACCTGCGCCACGTTCGCCGCGACCGACACACTGGCGATCTGGCGGTAGGTCGTGCCGGTGTCGACGGAGAGGTCGATGGCGAGCGTCCCGGCCTGATCAGCGAAGGCCACGGCGTTGAACTTTGAGTAGTTGCCGCCAGTGGTGGCTCGGCCCGTGCCGGTAAACGTGACGCTGGCCGCGAGAGCCGTGCTGGAGTCGGTGAAGCCAGACTGACGGGTGAGAGTGCTGATCAAGGGAACGTAAGGCGAGGGTTCCATTGAGTGCGGGGACGGCGCGATGGACACGTTGATGGTGCCAGAAGTGAACGCCGAGCAGCGGACGCGCATCTGCGTCACGCCGTTCAGGTCCAGCTTGTAGGCGAAGGTCTGCGCCGTAAACGCGAGCGCGAGGCCAGCAGTCGTGATGGCTGAGTTGCTGTCAGCACGAGTGCCCTGAATGACGAACCAGTTCGTGCCGTCGACCGTTCCTTCGAAAAGCATCGTGGCCGAGAACGTGCCCTGCAGCACAACAAGGGCGCTGCAGGCGTCGTTCAGATTGGTGACGGTGACGCTACCGACCGCCGTGAGTGCGCCGGTCGTGATGGCGAACGGGTTACCCGGCACCATCACCTGCATGTCGACAGTGTCAGTTCCACCAATATCGGTGCGCTGATACGTGTCGACCTTGGCCGAGTTCATCGAAACGGGGAGGGCAATACTGCTCATAGCTCAAATACCTGTTCAAATACGGCAACAACCGTGTTGAGATTATAGCGATCCTTAGTCGAAGACCAACTGCGACAGACGTACTTACCCGCATATCCGTAAGGATCAGTCCAATCAAAGCTTTGAACCGATGCTTGCGTGGTCAGAAATGAGGTGATGTAAGACGCCTCTGAGTCAGTACGGACGCTGAACTTGAGGTTCCACTTCTTCGGCATTGCGTTTATGCCGGTCGTCTGACGCTGCTCGTAACCGTCACCATAGTTGGCGACACGGACATTCGGCTTCACCTCGTAGGAGCAGCCATTGTCGGGAATCGCTGTGAAAGTCGCCATATCAGTACCTACTCAGAAGGCCGCCGGGGCGCTGCTGGTTCACCAGCTCCTGACGGACCACGTTCGCCACAACCCTGCCGAGCTGCATAGCACTGCCCTGATCCCCCTCGACCTTCGACTGACCACCCTCGACGTTCACGGCGACGGAGACGTTGGTCTGCTGCATCCCAGCCCGCGAGCCGGTGGTCTCGACGCCAAGGCGGCCATTAGGCAGGCGGCGAAGCGGCATGATCGCCTCGGGGCCAGCCTCACCCATGACGCCCATCTTGCCGTTTGCCATGCCGAACGCGGTCGGGCGCGAAACCACGCCGCCGGTCGCGAAGAACTCGGTGCCGCCCTCGAACGCGCCGCCCTTGGCGAAGACCTTGGTGCCACCATCGAACGCGCCGCCGTTTGCAAACAGCGGGGTGCCGGTGATCGCCGAGAGGATCAGCTTCTCGACCGCAATGCGGATCAGGTCGGCGATGATCTGGTCAGCCATCTGGCTGAACGCCTCGGCAACACTCTTCGTGCCACTCAGGATCCCGACGAGGCCATCCTCCAGCGACTGCAATCCCTTCGCGCCGACGTTCTCCATGGCGGTGTCAATGTCATCGACGTTCTGGTGAAGCTCGTCGATCTTCTTGCGCAGCGGCGAGCTGTCGCGGACCACAGACTGACGCTTGGCCTCAGTCTGGCCGTCGAGCTTGGCGAGCTTGCGGCGAGCGAGTTCAACCTCCAGATCGCTGGACTGCTTGCTGGCGATCACCTCGTTCAGCTTGTTGCGCTCGATCTGCGCTTCAAGGTCGATGATGCTCAACTGGATGTCGCGCCGGGTCGCAGCGTTCGTGGTGATGTCGAGCTGGAGCTGCTTGCCGTCGATCTGGCTCTGCAGGTCGTCGTTCGTCAGCTCGGTCTGCTTGTGCAGCAGAGCGTCATGCTTCTTCGCCTCCATGACCTTTTGCTTGCTCGCCTCAAGCGATGCGATGGCGATGACGATCTCTGCGCGCTGGACATCACTGAGGCCCTTGGTGTTTGCCGCAGCCGCCAGCTTCTCCAGCATCTCTGAGTTCAGAGAGGCCTGCTCGAACTTGAAGCGATCCTCAGTGTTGGTGACCAGCTCCTGACGAGCCTTGATGTCCTCCTGCGTGATCGAGTTCATCATGTCCTGATAGGACTTCTCGATCTGCACGGCGGTAGGCCCGGTCGCCCCCTTCGGCCCCTTGGTCTTGTTTCCACCACCGCCGGTAGGGGTGGGGGTCTGACCGCCACCCTCAAGGTCACCCTTGCCGATGGGGGTCATATTGAGAAAGTCGATCTTGTCCTGCGTAGCAATCATATTCCGGCGCGCTTGGCGGGCGTTTTCATCACCCTCGCGCTGCAAGCGCCCCCCGGAAAGCATGTCGAGGAAGACGGCACCGGAACCCTGATAGAACTTGCTGCCAGCAGTCAGGAAATCGCCCTGACCAAGAGCGCCACCAACACCCTCAAGGTTGGCCTGAATTTGCTCCTTGCTATAAGAACGACCTTCGTCATACCGCTTTTTGTTTTCGTCGTACTGCTTCTGCAACAGTTCGACGCGAGCGGCGCGAGCGGCTTTCGCCTGTTCCCATAGGGACTTCGTCAGGCCATCCGTGGCATTCTTGAAGTCCCAGATGTGCGGCTCCGAGGCAGCGGCCCCAGCACCAACACCACGGTTTGCCTCGGCGGCCACCTCGGCCCAGCGGCTCTCGATGGTCAGTTCAGCACCAAGCTGCTTCGCGCTGGCGATGTTGGCCTTCATCGCGTCGGTGGACTTATCCAGCGCGCTGTAAAGCGACATCGCGCTGATTCCGACCACAGCGATACCGAGGCCGAGGGGGCCACCAAACAACGCAAGAAGGCTAGAACCAGCGCGCTGCAGGCTCGTCATGCCAGCGCCAGCGCCCAGCGCCGCCCTGCGGGCCGCGATCAGTTCCGCTTCAGCGGCTGTAGCTGCAGCGCCGGTTTCCAACATCGCAACGCCCATGGCGCGCTCTGCCGCCACGGTGCCGACGATACTTTCAGCATAAAGGAACTGGGCGCGCGTCAGGTTTGCCAGCTCCCTCGCCTGAAACGCCTCTGCTTCAGCAACCTGCACCTTCGCCAGAAGGTTGTTGCGCGTGGCGGCGGTATCGGCCATCGTCGAGATGGTCGAGGACGTCATTCCAGACACCTTGCGCGCGAGCGCGACAATCAGGCCAGCCGTGATCACCGTGACGACGGCCTGTGTGTTTTGCGCGAAGAACCCGAGTGCGGCGGATCCCTTGTCCAGAACAGTCTTGATCTCGCCCGAGGAGATCAGGCCAGCCTTGAAGTCGAACCATGCGTTCTTGACCCGGCCCAGCGCCATCGCCGCGCTGTCCAGTTCCTCGGGGTTGATCGCCGAGCCGATCTTGTTCAGGGCTTCGAAGAACTGCTCTGCGCTGACCTTGCCGCCCTGCATCTGCTTGAACAGCTCGGAGGTCGACATCTTCATCGCCATGGCGACTTGCTGCGTGAAGCCCGCCAGAACGTCGCCGAGCTGGCCGTTCAACTCTTCAGCCATGACCTTGCCCTTCGACGCGATCTGCGACATCGCGTAGTAGACGCGCTGCGCACCGTCAGCCGAGAGCTTGTTCGACAGGATGAGCTTCGATGCGTTCTCGAACGCAGTGTTCGCCTGAACGGCAGTCTGACCCGAGAGCTTGAGCGCGCTGGTGAAGCGCACCGCCGCGCCCAGCGCCTGATCCTGATCGATCCCCAGCCCGCGCATCGTGCCGCGCAGCTTCTCCAGCTCCTGCGGCGCTGCACCGCCGAAGCTCACGCGGAGCTGCTTCTCGAAAGCATCAAGCTGGATCGTGACGCGGGCCGCCTCGCCGACGAACGAAGCGAACGCGCCGAGGCTCAGACCGGCGGCCAGACCGCGAATGGCCCCGTTCAGCGAGGCCATCTGCTTGTTCACGGTGTCTGCGGTCTTGCCGACCGTGTTGAGCTTGCCGCCGAACTTGTCCAGCAGCTCAGTCCCCGTCACGCCCGCCGTGATGGTCAGTCTGGCCTTCATGTCGGCGAGCGAGATGCCCATTACTTTTCCTCGTTCAACGCGGTGATGACCGAGCGTTCGATGATCTGGATGTCCTCAAGCATGGACCTCCGATCTTCCACCTGATAGGTGTCGAACATCAGAAACAGGGAATTGTAGTCCAGACCGTAATACGATCCGTATGTTGCCCGCCACTGGGTTTGGACGCGCAAGAACATCTCGATGACAGGCCAATTGTCGGGAAAGACTTCGAAGTCCGAGCCGCTCTGCTGTGCGACAAGTTCCTCGATCACTTCCTCCGGTGCGTTCAGCCTGCGGAGATCTTCGATTGCGTCTTCGTATGACTCTGCGCCGCGCACCCAGTAGCGCGCGGCGTCGGTCAGTTTTTTCGGCGAGCGCCCGAGATGCTCTCCATCCACGCCTTGACGATGCACATCCCGACAGTCGGGAACTCGAGGATTTCATCCAGCGCCGACGCCGAGAACGGCTGCTCGGCAGTGCCGTCGACGGTGATGCCGCGCCAGCCCTTCAGGATCTCACGGCACACCTGACGGTCGCTGAGATCGCCTTCCGTGATGCCCTTGATGATCTCCTCGACCCGCGTCTGGGTGACGCGGGCGAACTCGGCGTCGAAGGTGAACTTGTCGAAACGGCCAGCGTCAGCAGGCAGGCTGACCTCGACCGGCCAGCTATACGTCTTGCTCTGAGAAATCACGAAACCCATAGCGTCCTCTCTATGGCTGTTGTAAGGTGGGTGGCCGCTGGGATCCCCCTGCAGCCACCCGGTTGATCAGCGGATGCAGAGGTAGAAGTCGTCGCCGCCGTTGGCCGCCACGAACTCGTAGGGGAGCTGCATCATCACGACGCCGTCCATTTCCGAGTATGCCGGGTTCAGGACGTTCATGTTGGGCGCAGAGATGTCGATGATGTTGCCAGCGACCGTGCCATGAGTGGCAGAGAACGCGCCATCGACACCAGCGGCGGTGGCCGCCGAGAAGAAGTCCTTCGAAGTGATCGTAGGGGCTTCGAACGTCATGCTACCCTTGGCATCACGGTTCGTGATCAGAACGCTCTCGCTGCCGATCAGGTTCCGGTAGATGACATCGTTCGTCATGTTCACCGAGAACTCACTTGCGATGCCGGGGAAGCCGAACACGTTGAACACCGGGGTGTTCTGCTTGTTGACCGGCAGCGGAACCTTGAATCCAGTGTAGACCGGGGCCGAGATATTCGATGCATCCGCTACGGCATTGTAGATGCCGGTGAAGGTGAACTTCAGCGCCGGGATCTGCTTCGCGGTCATGCCCAGCTCGAACGTACCGCGACAGCCCGTGATCTTGTGCTGCGGAGAGTTGGCCGCCGTGCTGTCCTGAAGCTGCGCGTAGAGCGTGATGCTTTCAAAGCCACTGCTGATCGGGCGGTACACCACGTTCGCCGAAATGCTGTAGCCAGTGGCGGCTGCAGGGGACGTAGTCCACGGCACTGCGACGGTGGCCACCTTGGTCGAACCGACATAACCGATGATCGTTCCGGTCTGGCCCGAGCCAGTGCCAGAGGTCAGCGAGATCGACATGCCGTTGTAGGCACCGTCGACTGACGAAGCGCCAGCAGCCAGCGTAATCGAGGTGGTGCTGCCAGCCGTCGCACTGCCGGTCACTGCAGCAGCGGTCAGCACTTCAGCAAGGCCACAGGCGCGCAGCAGTGGGCCGTATGCAGGCGCGGAACCGGCGGTGCCCGAACCAGCCAGCTCGACCTCCATCGAGACGGTCACCTTCTGCCCCGCAATGAGCTGGCCCTGCGAGCCGAGGAACGGGCGAACAACATCGCGGTTCACCAGATCCGCGTCGAGCGGCGTAACGTCGAGGTTGCGGACAAGGATCGCGTTCGCGCCGCCGGTCGGGGCGGCGTCGACGCCGTAGGTCGTTTCGATCTTGGCGAGAACAATTCGCCGACGCTGCAGCAGTGCCATGTGGGATTACTCCGATGCCGGGGTGGTGGTCTTCTTGGCCTTCGAAGGCTCCTCGACCGGGGCTACTTCCACTGCGGGCACCACGGCCTCTGCAGGGTCGAGAGTGCGCTCGACGAGGACGAAATCGCCGGTCTTCGCGTCGAGAATGTAGGATCCGCCTGTGATGCTCATGTTGTTCCGCCTACGAGACAGAGATGTCTTCCAATGCAGTCCTGTATAGCACGTCAAACGTGTTCGTGACGACTGCGGCGTCCTTATCCGCCGAAACGATATCCCACGACGACATCTGTGGCTGTACGTCGTAGCACAGGCCGCCGAGCGTCAGATCGGCCATGATCCGCTTGTGAACTTCCTGCACCACTGGATCCGCCGCTTGGTCAGGGATCGAGCCGCGCGCGATGACCGTGACCGATACGGTGAGACGCCAATCGATCTTCGGGATGACCCGCTGCTCTGCCTGATCGGCGCTAGGCTCGACCACGATGATGATGCCGTCAGTGCGCGCCTGCGCCGCCGAGCGTGACCGGAAGACCGTTCCACCGATGGTGCCGCTGCCGTTCAGTGCGGTGACGACAGCACTAAGGATTTGCTCGCGTACACTCGTCATGATCAGCCCCTAGAATTCAGTCTCAATAGTCACCGAAATGACCTCAATCGAGCAAGCAGCCGCCGTCGCGTTATTTGTAAGAACGATCTGCGGATAGAGCAAAGTGCCAGCCGTAGGCCGATTGCTATTAAACGTGCCAGTGTTACGGTCCAAGTTGAAGCCAATAAACGGAGTGTTTGACGTATCTGCTACGACCGTTTCCCAATAATAGTTCGTTCCATCCGAAAAGATGAAGAGATCGTAGTACGTAAACGAAAAAGCGCCGTAACGCGACGAACCGCTGGTTAGAGACGTGGTCGTTCTCGTCGTGCCGTTTGCGTTGTTGAAGACAAACCAGTTCGAGCTGTTACTGGAGAGCGCCATACCAAAACCGCCCGGTGTGCTGAGGGTCGCTGGGTCCGATGTGGTGCCCGTGTAGGCCGTCGAGATGTCAAACAGCCCGACCGTCCAGCGGCCATTGATCGAAGACGAGATCCCGCCAAAGCGGAAATGCGCCCAAAACACTTGCCCCGCGATGATCGGCGCTGCGTTAGCCACCGAGCAGCGTGTGCTGGACTGATTGCTCGCCGTGGTCGTGGTTGAAATCGTGCCGCGCACAGCCGGAAACGAAGTAGAGGGCGGGACAATTGTGATGGTCCCTGAAACAGTGGTGAACGGCATGATGCCGGTCGTGTTGATGTGGGTCGTCAAGCCAGTTGCCGCGCCAAAGCGCCACTGCTTGATGTTGCGGAATGCGAGGTGCCCTTGCAGGGGGTACGGCACACCAACCGGCTCGCGCGCCATTGGCACGGAGCGACCGCCGAACGACCTTCCGCCAAACACGACCTCGCCCGAGACAGAGGGGACGTCCGATGCGCCGGTCGCGGGCATACGGTGAATGGTCGACTTCAGGGCTCCGGTGCTGGGATAGTATGCAAGCCCTCCGTCGCTTTGATACAGCGTCCCCGTCGAGCCTGTGCCAGTGTAGGACAGCGGGTAGACCGGGCCAGACGTAGCGTTGTCATTCAGGATCGACACGCCGCCGCCACCGGAGACGCCAGACAGGCTGTCCCCGGTTTGAAGCTGCTCTGGGTGCCCCGAGGCACCCAACACAAGAGGCGTTCTTGCAACCATGTCTTACAGCGGGATGTGGACGCGGATATCGAGGTGCATGTCCGTCGTCGACTTAGCGCGGCCAACGTAGACGTTGTACTGGCCTGCCGTAGCAGGCGGCGTGGTGGTCACCCTGCCAGCCGTGGCGGCACTGAGGAAATAGTCCACGCCAGCGGTGAGGCCACCCGTCTGCCCGGTCACGGCGTCCCACTGCGCCGTAGTGCCGCTCAGAACGCCGTCCGTCGCCACCTGACCCACAGCCGAGGCAGCAAT